TGAGAGAGCTTGAAGTTGAGAAGAAAGCTCGTGGTCATTTGATCTTTGAGGAATGGCGCAACAAGACACAAGAGGAATTGTCAGCGCAGCGTGATGCTTACTTTGCTGCCATCGCTCGTAGTTATAGAAACTATGATGAGGCTTTCCAAGCTGCGCTAGATCGAATGAACACTACACGTCAGGATGCAGAAGCATCTTGGAGAAGAGCAGAGAGTTCACTGCTTGAGGCTGCGCGGAATGCACGTAGGTCATCTGGTGTTGGGATCTCTTCTGCCGCAACGGCAGAGGCTGGCATTACAACGCCTTCAGAAGTACGCACTGATGTAGATCCATCAGCCTTGAATATAAGCGCCCGTGAAGAGCCATCTTCTATGAGTGCAAAAGGTTCTGCCATCTTATCTACCTCCGATGACTATGTTACAGATTTGCCTGTTGAACAGCAAGTTAAGTTCTCAAGGCTGTCTCGCTCCCCTAGTGTATCAGGTTTACAAGACTTTATCAGAAATAATCCTGATGGATTTACTATTGATCCTGTCTCCATGGAACCTGCGTCTGGTGGTTTCGTTGTTGCCCCCCTCAAAGAAGCCGAAATAATTGTCGGAGAGACCTTGCCAGAGGAGGTACTATTAGGTTATATTGAGGATAATAAGGATATTTCGAGGGCTGTCAATAAGCCAGTTTACCTTGGTGGTTGGTTCGACACAGACTCTCAGCAATATTTCTTAGACAACACTTTGATACTGCCGACTGCAGAAGAGGCGCTGTACATCGCTGAGGCTGCAGATCAACTGGCAATCTTTGATCTGAATAACTTTGAGGAGATCAGGACCAATGAAGGAATCAGACAACTCCAAGAGAGTGGTGCTTACAGAGGTGACACCGCAATCGGATACCAAAGAAACCTTGCAGAGGTTGGTCGCCGCTTTGCGGAAGCAAGGAATAACCGTAACGCCAGCCAAAGAGAACAGCTTACTAGAGGAGTAGAGGGCTTTAGACAATCACGTCTAACCTTACCCCTCTCTCCTGAGCAACGTGCTGCTAGTGTTCTGGATTATTTAGACCCGAACACTGGACAACCTAAGTTTAAAAACAAGCAGGGTTCCGAAACCCTTGTAAGCTTTGCCAACAAGCTTCTTGAGCTTCGCGGCACACGTACATATGACATCGTCAACTCAGAGCAAGACCGCGAAGAGGTCGCTCGCATCATGGCTGCAGAAGCAGAGGCTGCGCTTCTGTCCAGTAGCGATGCGATTGGTTGGTATGATGCCAAGCTGAAGCTGGCAAAACAAATTCTGTTCCCTGTGTACCCAGAGGTATCACCACTGCGTCCTGATGGCACAGAGAATTCAATGTATGATCCAGCGTCTGAGCATGCATTTGACTATGCAACAGCAGTTACCTCAAATGGTTTGTCTGTAATTGACAACTACCTACTGGCATCTCGCCAGTATGACGCATGGAAAAACAACCAAGACGGTAAGTTCCCGCTCTCAGCTTCTGGGGCGCAAGGCAAGTCCATGATTAAGGCGTGGGAGTTTTGGAATGCTCTTGTGGATCTTGGTTATAACTCTAATCAGATTAACGATCTGCTTACAACGCAGATGCGTAAGGGTGATCTTGCGGCACTGATGACAGAAGTATTCGGTGTAGATCGTGTCAAAGATTTACCATTTACAATAGATGGAAAAGAACTTGCCGATGAAATCGTTGGCGTTGCCTATGTGATTGGACCTAAGATTGGAAATGGTTTCTATCAAAACTTACGTGGCAACTTTGATCCTCTAACAATGGATCGCTGGTGGATGCGCTTTGTCAACCGTATCACTGGCAACCCAACAGTTAACTATCGTGAAGAACTTGTACAGGAAAACAAAGAAAAGCTTTGGAACCTAATATCAAATCCAGATAGCTTGACGGAAATGGACCAAAAGCTTTTGGTGGATACTGTCGAAGCTTTGGGAATCACCACTATAGAGAAAAGTGATATTGAACTTATTGCCCCAGAAGTACAAAAAGTTTGGGACAAAAACTTCTACAACAAAGCATTCAACGACAAGCTTGATGATCTTGCTGATCAATATAACTTTCTTGTCACATCAGACGGTGTAATCACTGGGCGTGACGCGGAAAAAGTTAAGAAGATTGCTCAAGATGCACGTCCTAAATCCACAGACTTAGCACTGGCTGCTAAAAATTTAGCAGGTAAACTAAAGCCTCAGCTTCAGGAAGATCCACGTAATGCCCGTGAGCGTTCAGCCATGAGGGCTGCTGCTAATCGTGCTAGAGAAATACTGCGTCAAAGCAACCAGATTGGTGTGGATCTAACCAACGCAGACTTCCAAGCCCTCATGTGGTACGCAGAGAAGCGCATCTTTGAAGCTGGTGGTGTGCGCAAAGGTCGTGGTGATGACAATGATTATGCAGATGGTGCAATAGCCATCCTTAAAAACAAAGGTGTAAGCGATGACAAAATCGAAGCCACACTCCCCGATGCAGAACGAGGAAGAATCCGTAGTGTCGAATCTCAACTCGACAGAGATTCTGAAATTGGCAGAGAGATTGATGCGATACAAAGAGGGCCAGAAGAAGGAAACTTCTTCGCTCCAAGAGAGCTAACACTTCTTGATGGGTCTATGGCCCCACAGGAACAGCTAACAACCGAACAGCTACAGCAAACAGAAGCAGATCTTGCGGGAGCAGAAGTTGATCCAGAGCTACCACCTCAACGGTTCTCTCGCCTCATCCCTGCTCAGGCACTCATGCCATTACGCGCACCAGTTAACATGGCTGATGGCTCTCCCAATCCAGTCTATGGGTACTTTAGGGATGACACAACGGGCAAGCTACGTCCTATAGTTTTGCCTAGAGGTTCCCACAAAACATACGAGAATGGTGTAGAGGTTGGTCAGGGATTGTATCACATACAACAACGCAACCACGATAAGGAACTGGTGGAGAATTCTAAATACAAGCGTGTTGAGAATGCCATCTTTGATCTCCTTCGCCGCTGGCAAGATCAAGGGTACGAGGATGGTGATGCGGTTATCTCCTATCCAAGTCAGGGTGTTATCGTTCTTGAGTGGCGCAATAACCTAGCGTTTAAAGCACCACCCATGCGCCTTGTGCTGCAGTCGGGTCGTGATCTACCAAATGCACCTTCTAAAAATGTATTTTATGTAAAGACATTCTTCCCGATCTTGGAGAAGAAAGCACGGAAGACTGCGCCTGTTCGTCAATCTCGCTTGATGAGCAGACTTCCAGAACAGATAGGCGAAAAGCAATACAATTTAGAATATGCTAGAACCTCTGACTTCTTGGCAAAGGGTTTGAAATTTTTTGTGCCAGAAGAAAAAGCACAGACTGCAGCGGATGGGATTATTCGCAGGTTCCAAGACGACATGCTTCCCGTGGGACGTATGATGCAAGAGCTTCAAAAGAAGGACGCTACAATTACAGATGCGTTTGATCCTTATCTGCAAGAAGAATTGTATCATGGTCGTGTAGGCGCAGAGATCGAAAGCCGTGAGAAGACAATCTACAAAGATGCTGTGGATGCAGTTAAAGGTGTTAACATTTCTCAGGGTAAGATCGATCAGCTAAAAGCTATTTCAGACAAGGCGTCAGAGACGGGTGACGGGTTTGTTAAGAAAGCTCTTGCTAGTTACCCAAGCAAAAAACTTGCAGTAGTTGATGCTGTTCTTTACGCGACACACGCTAAGGAACGTAACGCATTCATCAGAAAAAAAGATCCAGATAACACCTCTGGCTCAGGCATGTCAGACATGGAAGCTGATTCAATCCTAGCGTGGGTTGCCACGTTGGACGCGCCAAGTGTGGCTGCTCTGCAGAGAGTTCAGCAAGGGGTCAGAAGTATTGTTGCAAATACAAACCAGAGCCGTGCTGATTATGGTTTGATACCAGAGGAATTGCGCACTGATACAAACTTTAATTCATACGTGCCTCTGCGTGGCAAGGTGGATATGCTTGAGGGCGAAATGGACTTTACCCGCCCAGCCAGCGGTGCGCCGTTTGGTGTACGTGGTAGGGAAGATCGTCGTGCGCTAGGTCGTTTTGACTATGCCACAGATATCCTTGCAACTGTGATTAATCAGAACCAGAACTCTGTTGTTCGCGGAGAACGCAACAAGGTTGGTCAGGCATTCATTGAATTGCTACGCGCAAACCCAGACAAAACCCGTGGCTTTGGTCGGATCCTAGATCGCATGCCAACAATACGAAGAGAGGATACATCAGGTAAGGTAAGAGAATTTACAGACTTTATGGCGGCTCAAGACCCACACATTTTTGTTGCTAAAGAAAATGGTAAAGATGTTTATGTTGAGATCAGTGACATACGTCTCGCCAACTCCTTGAAGGGTAGTGATGGAACAGGATCTAGCTCACTTGGAGCTATCACTAGATCTTTGGGTAAGCTTAACAGATACCTGTCAAACATTAACACCTCGTATAACCCAGAATTTTTTATCACTAACATCGTCCGTGACATCCAGACTGCAGGTATAAACGTGCAGCAGTTTGATGCTGATGGCATGGTGAAGAGTATTGCCAAGGACTACAGAAGCGCATTTGGTGGCATCAAGAGAGCCATCAGAAATGGTGACAAGGATAGTGAGTGGGCAAAGATATACGCTGACTTCGTCCGTGATGGTGGTCAGAATTCTGCAAACCCAATGAACAGTGTTGCCGATCAGATGGCAAACATTAGCAACTTACTGGGCGACATCGCTGAGGATGGTGCGCGTGGCAAGTTCAACAAGATGAAGAACAGTTTTGCAGGGGAGAGAGTTAAGTCTCTTCTCAAGTTCTTAGAAGACTACAACACTGTGGCTGAAAACGCCGTGCGTGTTGCTGTTTACAAAGGTCTAAAGGACAAAGGCTTCTCGCCTGAGAGAGCGGCACAAGCTGCACGTAATGTGACTGTAAACTTTGGTAAGGGTGGCGAATACAAGACACTGATGAACTCAATGTACTTGTTCTATAACGCATCCATCCAAGGTTCATTTGCGCTTTTCAATGCGTTCCTAAGATCACCAAAGGTTCGCAGATTATGGGGTGCTTTGGTTGTTGCTGGTGTAATGCAAGACCTTCTTAACTCAACATTTTCTGAAGAAGATGATGATGAGATCTTAGTCTACGACAAGATACCCGATTACATTCTTGAGCATAACTTGATCCTTCCGACATTTGGTATGGGAACTGATCGTCAATATCTTGCGATACCAATGCCATACGGTTTGAACATGGCAGTCAATGCTGGTCGCGCATTCAATCGCACATTACGCGGAGAATACTCTGCGTCAGAAGGTGCCAACTCAATCATCATGACTGCGGTGGATGCTCTCAATCCACTGGGCGGCACAGAGAACCTTATCAACTTTGCAGCGCCAACTGTGTTCGATCCCTTCGTTGAAATCATGCGTAACGAAAACTACGCTGGAGTTCCGATATACAAGCAGCAGTATCCAGGAGATCAGTCCCCCGATAGCCAGCGTTACTTCAATAGTGTCAGCCCTTCAGCGCGTTGGATTACAAACAACTTAAATGCTCTGACTGGCGGCACCACTGAGATGTCTGGTTTCGTTGATTGGAACCCAGAGATCATGGACTACTGGTTTGAATATCTGACAGGTGGTATCGGGCGGTTCGTCCAAAGAACAGCCGAATTACCTGCTCGTGTGTACACCGATGGCTTCAACGAAGACTTGGTCCGCGAGATACCTTTTGTTCGTAAGGCAATCGGCACTGTGTCAGAGCGTGAAAACATTGGCATGTTTGTGGAGAAGCGTGATCGTATCTTGAACGTAGGTCAGGAGATCAAGGCGGCACAAGAAGCAGGTGACCGTGAAAGGTTTATGAGGGCAAGAGAAAAGTATTCTGAAGAGATTGCTCTTCTGCCTCGCATCAAAGCAATCAACAATGCCATCAAAAAAATATCACGGCAGCAGAACGCTATCCGTGATAATGTAAACCTTCCTGACAGTCAGCGTCAGTTAATTCTTGATAGGTTGGATGAGCAAAAGCAGATGCTATACGCTCGTGGCAATATGATCATGAAGGACTATCGATAAAGTTCAATTGAACTTTTTAAGTCTTCTGAAAGTGTAGTAAGCCCAAAGTTTCTCAATTGGGCTTAGTTCATCCTGATCTAAAACCATGCCCACCCCATGACCTAAGTCCATAGGTTTGCTTAGTTTACTGAATGTCTTTTGAGAACAGTAACCCGCTACACGAAAGGTGTCTTCTTCTTGCTTACAGACAAGTACGGAGCAGTCTGCTTTAAATGACTCCATGTTTTTGAAAAGCAACTTACCTCTTGGATAAAATGTTGACTTAACATCAATAGATAAATCACCAAGCCACATATCTTCGCCACTATCTACACCTAATTGAAATGGGTTGTGTTCTATGTCGAACACTTTAGCAACGCAAACTTCCGCCTGTATACCAAGCAGATCAAGATCGTTATCATTCCGACCCTGATCTCTCCTTTGGTTTGCAACACCACATGCCCTAGCAAGCTGCCACCTAAAGGTAGCTGCTTGCTTGCAGTTAGACATTTCTTTAGGACTTAACTTTACTATCATGTCTACTGTTTATCCACTCAATTATTTCTGATCTTTTCCACCGCCGTGTGTGTGGTGTAATCATGATTGGTTTCGGGAAATCATTCTCTTCCCGCAACATTTTTTGAACAGTCTTTAAGTGAAGCGACAGCATCACAGACAGATCGTTTGTATCTAGGAGTTTTTCTTCCATTGCCTAAAGTCCTCTCTTAGTGTTTCGAACTTACTTCTGGCATCAGGATTATCTCTAAACTCTGACCGTGATGTGATGCCACAGTATTCTCTTACAGCCTTCACCGCTGCGCCTTCAATTTTGAAAGGGTCTTCTTCATCCATCAACCCACAAGACCAGAGGTACTCTCCGAATTCTGGGTTACGGCACAGAAGCCCTGCCGATGCAATCAGCCTTTCTATTCGCTGATGTTCTTCCCGTGTCTCTGGTTCATCCTGATCGTTAAGTCGAACCATAGCCACCATGTATCTTGTTCCCACCCAGTCAGTGTGAAGCTCTTGTGGGCAGTCGTTTGGATGGACGTTGAGTCGAAGGATAATTCCATTTCTATCTTGAGACATGGATACCTTCACAGCTTCAAAGCCCATAGCTGCATCTCTTATGCTACTCATCTTAAAAACCCCAATCAATTTTTACATGAACATGAACGTCAATGCGTTCTGGAATGCCTGATGTTTGATTGATCAACACAGGCTCATCGAATTCACCAAAGAAACTTTCGTAAGGCACACCTAAGTAATCAGCAATGTCTTTGATTGCTGTTGCAGGTGGCTCTTTTATTACGCCTCTCTCGTACTTAGAATAAAGAGATTGATGTAAGTTTATGGCGTCACATATTTCTGTTTGAATTAAGCCTTTTTGTTCGCGGATCTTCTTTAAGAGCTTTCCATTAAAGTTCACTGTATCTCTCCCAATTTCTTTCAGCCCATGCTTTGGCATCTACCCCCATAAGATCCCACCATGTGCGCTCATCACCAAAACGGTGCAGGTCCATATGGCAATCGTGACACAGAGGTACAGCCCAGTTATCTCCCGACCTCATACCTACACCACGTTCCCCCACATGCTGCAGGTGGTGCGCCTCTGCGCCACGACTACACACTAAGCAGGGTGACCCCCGCAAAGTTTTCAAATATCTCTCCCGCCTAATCCTGTCTTGCTTTGGGAAGCGAAAGCCTCGCCACTTTCTCGTCAGCATCTTTATCCTCAATCATTTTTCTGTGATCAGTAAGAGCCTTACCTCTCTTAAAGCTGTTGATAGGATTTTCGTCCTTGTACTTACGCCACAACGCAGCCGATTTCTTTTTGTCGGATGGATCCGTTTGAGTGACAAACAGTTGAGGCTGTAGATCGTAGCGCCAGTTGTTGATGTCTCTCATGCGGCGTATTCCACCTGCCGTTACGCCCTGACAGTAGAAGCCCATAGCTTTCCAGAAACCATTTGCTGCAATATCAGAGCCGCAACGCAAGCTAATTGACAATCCGTTGGATGCGGACACGAGGTCAATCAGGTGCCTGATTAGAGCGGCACCGTATAACTGACCTCGCAGATCATATTCAATACAAGCCTGATGTATCTTCACCTGCTGCCCAAGGGAACCATGATAGATGTAGCCAGCGGGATCATTGTTGACACGAGCCAGAAGTATTCTGTGATTTAATATCTCACGCTCGAATACCTGCCTTGGATAAAACGCTAAGTCCTCTGCGTTCTTCCGTTGCAGATGATCGATGTAAGGCAAATCACTTTCTACTGCTGGCACGACTTGTATATCCATTGATCATTTTGGCCTACAGTTACGGGTATCCCAGTCGTCCATGTAAAAGCCATCAGAAGGAAGGTAGGCTTTAGTCATTTCACTGGAATTTTTAAACTTGTGCCAAGACAACATGATGTATTTCATCCTTGTAATTGTAGTCATCTTGTCCTTATGGCGCTCATCGTTGTTTAATTTTTCTCTGATATAAACAACTGGGTCATTTGGATAATTCATTTGACCATCTCGCCATGTTCTAATGAATTCATTTCCTTGATCAGCGTATCCAGTTTTAGAAGCAATGTAGTGTATTGCACCTAATAATGCGTCAGCTTTGTAGTAAGTTTTCCTACAAAAACACACGCTCTCAACCAAGTCTGGATTAGCTGCCAAAACACCATCAAGTTGATGTACGGTATATCCGTGATCCTTTGCCGTTTTGTTGGCAATCAATGCAACCATCTTCACAGTATGCGCAAGAGGACCTGCATTATCGTAGCCTCTTATTTTAAGCCTATCAGAGTATGTGCGTTTTTTTCCGCTATCAATTGATAGGATTGCTTCTTCTGGAAGGTCTTCCACAAGTATCGTCCAGAAAGGTTTTTTAGCTCTCTCGCATGCCATCAGACGTTGTTGACCGTCAATCAGCACACCATTTTCTGCTACACATATTGTTGAACCATTCAGATGAAAGTTATCTTGCAACATGTCTGTGTGATAAAGGCTCACAACACGTTTAGATGCCTTTCTATTTCTTGTGTTTTTATTAAGAAGTTCACTCGCCTTTTCTGGGGTCATGAGAAACTTGTTTACTTTGATCTTTTCGATTTGATGCTGTTGCATTTTCCACTCCTAACAAAAAAATTAAAACGGTATCTCATCGTCTAAGTCTTGAGAACTTTGACTGGGTCGATATCCGTTGTTGTTTTGATACCCAGACGGTGCTTGGTATCCGCTCTTTTCCTTGCGCTCTCTCAACAAGTCGCCGCGCAAGGACAGAAATGGTCTGCCACCCTTGGATGTCTTTCTCCACCCAACGAGATTGGCCTTCGGGTTCTTCACCCCTTCCTGTAATTGGTTCCATAAGTCTGTCACCGTTTCACTATTGAGTTCGATGTTGCCAGTGTAATCTGGCTGACGATCATTTTGTTTCCTGTCGTTCTGAAACAGGATGCCTGATGCGGGATATTCTGACATTACTTTTTCTCCTTTAGTTCTGCCTTCTTGGCTGAGATCACCTGCCCAACCTCTTCATACTTTGAAAACGCTTCTTCCTTTGCGCGTTCAAACATCTCTTTATTAGCAAGATAAAAACCGTTCAAAGTCTTTTCGGACTTGATGGTATTAATCCATGCTATCGCCAGTGTTGCCCAGCTATCCCAGTCGTAAACAGCACGAGGTTCACGATCCGCTTCCTTGTAGGCACCAGTGTTCTTCATGTAGCCCAAGAGTTTCTCATCTTTGTTCAATTGAACTTTTTCCTCAGAGGGCGGCTCAGGAGCCTTTTCTTTTTTCTGGGGGGTAGGCTTAGGATTTTCCTTTCCCTCACTCTGCGGGGCCTCTCCGTTGCTCTGAGGGATATCCTCACCCGCATAAATGTAGTGGCCCAAGCCATGCATGGCGATAGCCTTGGCAAAGCAGCGCATTCTGGCATCACTAATTTGACGTGATGTCGGTCCAGAGATAGCATTGTTTCTGTTGTCCATGACTGGCAACCACATCATGTGATCCTGATCTTCTACAGTCACGGTGACCCGCACCTCAACGGTGCTATCGGGATAGATGATGTCATCATGAACTGTGTATGACGCAGTCGGGTACTTAGACTTTACCTCGCCCCAAGCCCAAGCCCAAGACAGGTAACTCAATCCCATCTTCTCTTGCTTTTTGTCATTCACATTAATTGAGGACAGTGTTTTCCATACTGACATTACTTTCTCCACTTGCTTTTTTACTTTTTTACTGTAAACTAATTGTTAATGATTACTGAGTTATGGTCACTTGGTTTTCCTTTACAGTTGGTGAGTGAGGGGGGGAGCTTTTAGCTCCCTTCTTTCTTTTAGCCCTTGGCTCTTTCTCTCCCCCATGTTTCCAAACCATCTCATGGATCGGGCCACTTTTATCTCCGTAAACTCTAGATGTTCTTCTGTCACCAAGCGCGGCTTGTTTTTGGATGACCTTCACTTTTGTTGTATCTTGTTTACGCAAAAAGTAATCAGCAGCATCTTCTAACTGATCTTCAATAGAAACTAAATGCTTCAAGCCTTCAGCTTGTATCTCCAAGTCAATACAAATCACCGCTCTCATTTTCTTTTTAGTTGGCATTCTTCCATCCTTTAAATTGATCACAAAACTCTGCCACTCCGCAGTAGTTTCCTTCGCAGCGGGTCTTCTCACCCTTGCGATATTCAATCTCACAATTTCCCTTGAGCGCAGTGTTTGCATTCGCATGTCTAACAGCCTCGTCTTCAGACTGATGAACCTTCATCGCTCTTTTCTGGCCCTTCTTCTTAACGGCCCACGTATCAGGCTTCGCCCACTGATCTTCTGGAGAGCATACAGGAAACTGATCATACAGATCGCTAAACATCTGCGCTTCTTGGTGGGCATCAATGCGCTCTTGAATGTAATCCTCTCGCTCGTCTTTGCTCCACAGGGGCAGATCAACAATCACCACTGGTGACTGAGGATACTCAGGATCGAATTCTGCCTTGCGTCTTTGCCAGTCTCTGAGGATAGCGCAGATGCGCAGCTTGCTTACAGTCTTGCCACGGTTCGCACCTTCCTTGGAATTCTCAACGAGCCAAGCGTAGCAGTTTTGCTGGCGCTCCCACTCAACCTTGCCAAGGATTACTGACCAAGCAGACGTAACCTTGTAGTCAGTGATTTGCACAGTGCCATCCTCAAGAACCTCTTGATGGTCAAGCGCACCAGAGATAGTCCAGTTCGCAACGTCCGCATAGAGACGTTCCTCTACCTGCACGTTATTAGGATCGTCGGCGCTCTCAAGAATATGATGGACCGCTGTACCAAACAGAGGCCAGATCATGTCAACAACATCCTTCTCCATTTTGTCAGCGTGTAAGTCTTTCATCAACCGCACCCGTGGTGCGTCGATCAATGTTGTAATGCTGATGTCAGCTTTGCCCTTCGAATACTTATCGTCTCTTGCAAAATTCAAGAACGCATCAGGCAGGTTATAGTTGTTAGTTATTTTCATTGTTTTCTCCACTCGTATGTAGTTAAATCACATAAGGAACATAAAGTCAAATGGGATTATTTGGGGGAAGATATGGCTGCATTTGATGTTACGTTTACGGTGTATGGTGAACCTGCGTCGAAAGCAAATTCACGTAAGATGGTCATGATAAAAGGCAGACCAGCCTTGATCAAGTCCCAGAAAGCACGGGACTATGTGAGTTTCTTTGAGGCGCAATGCCCCACTTTGAAAGTGCCGACAACAGATGATGTCATAGTTGAGATGATGATTTACTATGCATCCCGCCGCCCAGACTTGGACGAAAGCCTGATCCTAGATTGCATGCAGAACCGCATCTACAAAAACGATAGGCAGGTAAAACAAAAATTTATTTACTGGGGTTTAGACAAAGAAAATCCACGGTCAATAATTAGAGTTCGCTCGTGTAATATAAAAAATATTCCACAGTATTTATTATCGGAAGACGTTACGGTAGACGATATTACATATCGGTAGTCTAAGTATATATATATATATTATATTATTAGGCGGCAAAAAAATCGTAGATTGACGGACGCTATTCGTATCCCCTATGATGCTCGAATAGAGTAGGAGATAGCCGTGCAAATCGAACAGCAAGTTCGTGGCGAGGCATACAGATTAGGGCAAGGTCAATACAAAATAAAATGCCCAAGCTGTAGTCCCAGCCGCAAAAACAAAACCGATAAAACGCTTTCTCTCAAAATAGAACAAGACAAGATACTGTTTCAGTGCTGGCACTGTAATCAGCAGGGCATTGTTCCTTTGAGTGATGGCTTTACAAAAACAAATAGAGTGGAACCAATGTCCGTTGCAAAGAACGTAAACAAATCCCCGCTTACAGATGCGGCACTGGCATGGCTGAGTAGCCGTGGGATCAGTGAAGAGACTGCCAAGAAAGCTAAACTTGTTTCAACTTCATCTTGGATACAGGCACTCAACAAGGAAACAGAATGCATCATGTTTCCGTACACAAACGAGGGTCAAGAATATGCATACAAGGTGCGGTCCATTGAGAGCAAAGGGTTCAAGTGCAATGGCGCACCTCAAACTTTTTTTAATTTGCAAAACGTCCAGCGGGACGATGATCTAATCATATGCGAGGGCGAGATGGATGCTCTTGCGTTTATGGAAACGGGTTACGAAAGCGTTGTGTCAATCCCAAACGGGGCAGTCATGAAGGTTGTCGATGGAAACATCGATCCAAAGGAAGATAATAAATTCAAATACTTATGGGCAGCAAAGAAGAAAATCGATGCCGCCAGTCGTATCATCATCGCTATGGATGCGGACGCAGCGGGACAGGCAACCGCTGAAGAGATCGCTCGTCGTATCGGAAAGGATCGATGCTTCAAGATAGAGTACCCAGAGGGGTGCAAGGATGCCAACGATGTCTTGTTGAACTCTGGCAAGGATGGCATTGATGATATCGTGGTTGCCGCCAAGCCGTGGCCTGTCGCTGGTCTATATGATGCGTCTCATTTCTATGATCAGATCGATGAGATCTACGAAAAAGGAATGGGACGTGGCGAGAGTACGGGATACGATAACGTCGATGAGTTATACACCATTGTCACTGGTCAGCTTACCGTGGTGACGGGTCATCCATCATCAGGTAAGTCGGAATTCATTGATCAGATTATGGTCAACATGGCACAAGAAAAAGATTGGAAGTTTGCAATCTGTTCTTTTGAAAATGAACCGCGTCTTCATATTGCCAAGCTGATCAGCAAGTATATTCGTAAGCCTTTCTTCGAAGGTGCAACAGATAGAATAACCCAAGAGGAGCTGAATCGCGGAAAGGAATTTGTTCAATCGCACTTTTCTTTTCTCTATCAGGCAGACGGTTCGATGTCTTCTATCGAAAGCATCATTGAAAGATTAAAGGTTGCAGTCATGCGGCACGGGGTTCGAGGTGCCATCATTGACCCATACAACTACATCCAGAAGGGGCGGGATGTCAGCGAAACTGAATGGGTTTCTGATATTCTGACAAGGCTGCGTGTGTTTGCTCAGGCACATGGCATTCACCTTTGGTTCGTAGCTCATCCAGCAAAGATGATGCGGGACCAGTCAGGAAATGTACCTGCTCCCAAGGGGTATGATATCTCAGGCAGTGCAGCTTGGTTCGCCAAGGCTGACGTGGGTCTGACAGTTCACAGACCAGACCCTGCGCGTTCTCGTGTTTCAGAAATCCACATATGGAAATGTCGTTTCTCTTGGGTTGGAAAGCAGGGCAATACCGATCTTGCCTTCGATGTTCCAACGTCAACATACAAGAAGCACATACCAGATCCGATACTGGATGCGCCAACTCCATACACAGAAGTTGATATAGACTTTGACCAAATCTTCGGACAATAAATTTGTGATCGTCAGAGAAGGCGAGACGGGTCCTGTACTGCATGTATTTGTAGGGGGGAATGAGGTTGCAGTGGTTGAGCTTAACTCAAGAGAGACACTGCGTCTTATTAGCAACTTAGCAGATAAGATGTTCGAAACGATTTGACCTACTACATATAGAGTGCTAGGTCTTGTGTGAGGATATTGGTTTACACATCTTCTCCACTCTTGACTGGGTCACCTTCGGGTGACCCTTTTCTTTTAAAAAAGGCAGGGAAGATTTCTCCTCTTCCCTGCTAGTTTCACACCAACCCGCGAGGCAGACGCCAGTAAACGTCAGCGGGTTAGTGGATCGAAATATCTTCAACATCGTCTATCTGCATTAAAGCATTTGCGATGTTGAGCATTATGCGCGGGAAGTCGTCTTTCATTTGATATGCCATGACGACATTCACAATCAAGTCACACACTTGCATTCTGTTTGCTGATGGCGGCAAGCGAAGGATAATATCCAGTATTTTATCAGCATCAAGCTCTTCAGTTTCCATCAATACCCCATGAGTTCTTTTGTAACTGTATCCCTAATGCGTCTTCTAAGCAAGCTTTCGCATCTGGAAAACTCTTTGTGATAGGCGCGGACATCAGTCTCATTACCAGTGGGGTAGCTCATTAACCAACCTGTCTCCATCTCTGCCTTCTTGTTTTTTGCTTTGACTGCCACAACTTCATAAGCATATATGCCTTGGTCGGTCAGGCGAGAAAGATCACGGGGCTTAACAGCCATGATAAATCGATTGCCATCGCCAGCAACGGCAATCGATAAGCCTTTACGATTGATCGTGCTGTACCAAGTAATTGGAACATTGACCACCCAATCATACTGACCGTAGTCTTGCCTCTCCTTTTCAACAAAAAGGTTGCCGCTCATCACTGGTCGAATTTGCCAACGCATGGAAGGAAAGCATACTTTTAAAGCACTCTCTCCATACAGGCACGATGCTTCCTTTGACTTTTGGATGATTGTTTTAGGAGCATCATCTACTCCTTGGACTTTTCGCAAACGTCTTATTTGCCTGATCAAGTTTGCTCCATACCTTGCGCAAAAATTTGCGTCTTCCATTGGTAATTCTTTCAAACCCCTTGGTGCGTCTGGATAATCAAAAGACTTCCATTCGAATTGGTTTGGGTTGTAAGCAAAGTTTTTGATGTTTTCGTCTGAGAACTCATGAGCCTTAAAGAACAGACCAAGAGCTTTGCTCATCCGCTTGATCGCAAAGTAGTTATTCTTTGCGAAAGTGTTTTTATTTTTTACATAGATTACAGTAGACATTTTGTTTCACGTCCTTCCACGTCTTTTAGTTCTATTGAACTTTTTCCACACTGAAGCCTCGCCTTTCCAGCGATAGCCTATACTCGCGCAATTCTTTTCGCGCTTCCCATAAATACTTGTGAGCATTCGGGTGGTGGTCACTCCGATTTGCTTCTCGTTCCCATTTAGATACCTCGTTTCTTAGGTATCTCATGTAAGCTCTCTGCTCTGGCCCAATATGTCTTTGCATGGATCTCTCACAATTAAATAAAACGGATCATCAATGCCGCCTTCCCAGCGGTCATTGACGAGGGCTTCACACGTCATCGCCCACCACAGTGGACGAAGATCGACGCCCTCTTCTTGAAGTAGAGCATCGATCTCGCAGTTTGTCATTACTTCTCCTTATGCTTGGATGTAAGTTGTTTCCCCCCAAGGTGCGGGGCTTGCTTGATCCCAAGACGAAACCCAAAGCACTGGGTAGTCAGGTTTGTCTGGGAAGTCATGGATGCAAAGGTCAGTGAAGACTACTAGGTTGTCTACCTCAATGCCTTTGTCTTCCACATATTGGAAGGCGGGAGACACCATTGTGCCGCCACGCCCACCCAATTCGATGGTGTCTATCTCTTCACCCTGTTCGTATCTGCGAACGGTCTGAACCCTTGCATCAAAGGTGATGACCGTGATCGATTTGGGTTTGAGATCTTGGCTGATCGCGTTCATCTCTCCAAGGAAACTGGGAAGCTCACGGCTAGATGAAACGGATCCGCTGCTATCGATCAGCGCAACAAGATGACCAGCGCCCAGCTTCTCAATGGATGGGGCAACAATGCCGCTCATGTGATACATTTTGCGCTGAGGTTTGCGCATGCTGTAGTCATCTGGCTGATCACCACCGACAAACCTGCGCATCTTATCGCGCCAGTCTACTTGGCTGCGCTTCATGCGCTCAATCATTTCTTTGATTGCAGTGGGCAGATTGCCAACAGCCTTTGCGCCAGTCGCAGCCATCATGATCTTGCTATCCACGTCAGCTTCCATCTGCTTGGCCTCAGCCTGAGAGACAGGGTTGCCCATGTCGTTAGTCGCGTCCACAACCTGACCGACAGATGCGGCCTGACCAAAGCGTTCCTTGGCATCCTCTGGCAGTCTGTCAAAGATCGCCTCAGCCATAAGACCCTTATACTGTTCGTCGTACAGGCCACCTTTCGGCAAGATAAATCCAGCCTCAATGAGGATTTCATTGATCGCAAAGTCACATGCGATGTTCCAGAGTTCTGGATCACGATCTCCACGGCGAAGGTTGTGCTTCATCGTAACATGCATCACCTCATGAGCCATGACGCCCACGGTTTCTTCTTGATCCATGCCATCAACAAAATCTGGTGACCACAAGATAGACTTGCCATCCGTACACATGGTCGGGATGGTCGTGTCTGGTGCGACACGCAGGGATAGCGCAAGCGACCCGAAGAACGGGTGCTTCACTACAAGGCGCGTAACTGCACGGGATACTTTCATTTGTGCGTCCATACCACACTCCACTTTCTTTTTTTGGGTAGCAAACGTACCCAAGGGTTTAGTTCTATTGAACTTTTTTGCTTGGGATAGTTGAAGGCCATCAACTATCCGCGTAAGCTGCTGATTTTAAAGGACCAGTTTTGATCCCGTTTGCATGATCCAATCGCGGATCGCTTGAGACTGCTTGAGATCTTTGTTGCGGCTCATCGCATCTTTAATCACAAAAGCAGAGAACTCTTGTTGCGGCAAACGATTGAGGTACTTGATCACATTGCCCACGTTCTTTTCGTTCACGCGGGACGCAACGGCTGCGCAGATCGCGTAAAGAACAGCGGGGTCAGACGGTACGTCAGCCGCCATTGGTTGGGCGATAAGCTCATCAATGTCTGGCACACTGCTATACATCTTGAGAAAGCCCGTGAAGTCGGCAGTCGCAGCACGACCAACCTGACCTGCAATGGCCTCAAGTTGATTGAGCGGGTCAAGACCCCATGACATGATCGTTCCAACGCGTTCCCATGAGCGGGGCGATGGGCATGCATCCGCATCACGATCAAACTTGTGCAAGAACTCAGGACGAAAGCGCAAGAAAGCGCAGACGCGCTCGTCAATACGCTTGCTGTAGTAATAAGCAATCGTGTCCTCAAGATCCGCTTCGATCTCCAAGAACATCAGTCTGTCCTTGAGATGGGATGGCATGTTGTTGGTTCCAGCACGATCAGACATGCGGTTACCTGCGGCAACAAGCACACACTCATCAGGCAGATAATGTGGCCCAATGCGCCGCTCGTTGAACAGTTGTGCGGCAATGTTCATGTTCGCAGTCGGAGCTTGTGGAAGCTCGTCAACAAACAAAATACATGGACCTTCTGTCGGCATCCAGTCAGGCCGCATACGCACCATCGTATCGCCATCCTTGGCTGGAACAGGCCACCCGCCAAGCTCACCCGCATCGTACTGGGCGAGCGACAGAATATGGCAGGGAATTTTTCGACGGGCTGCAATGTCTTTCACGGCAGTTGTCTTACCGATACCCGCACCAGATACCCAGTACGGCACAACGTACTGAGCATCGCGTCCATTTTTCAAACTGAGTGCAAAGTCAATTGCCGCCTCAGTAATCGCAGTTGCTTGTGATAGTTTCATGATCAATCTCCACTCTCTCTTTGTTCGATCACAGATTTAAGATTTTCGATACGCACTGATGCGTTTTCGATTAGCACTTTCTCAGAGCGCAGATAGTGCCTCTGATATCTTCTGACTGCAGCCTCGTATTGCTCACGCGCTGCAGCCAGCTTGTCCTTTAGCTCGTCGATGGTATCGTCTTCGTAAAGGCTGGCGATACGCTGGCGGTATCGCTCAATGTAGTCATCCACTGACAATCCTTTCTGGCCTCGCTCTGGGCCTGATGTATGATGAAACGGTATCTGTCTCGTAGCAGAACATCATGATGTCATCGCCATAAAGACCTCTCAGGTGGTCATAGATGGGGTCAGCAAGACCCCGATCCATAGCTTGCTGGCAATGCTCTGCACTTGCATAAACGATGCTCATCATAGGCGCTGCGCCGAATTCTGGCATCTCATAATCGATGAAGAGGATCGTAAAGAACGCAATCATTACAGCCCCCAGTTGCTGGCGCACACGGGGCCTATGCCCATCTCAATGGAGACAGGATCCGTAAGCTCGCGTCCGCAACAGGAACACCGTCCAGTGACCTTACCATGCTGGACTGCCTCACCCCTTGGGTCAGATGCTACCCGCACTACAGCGTCCGCTGTATCGCCGTGGCATGTGCTTACAGGCATGAACTTGCCCTGCATGATCTTGCCTTGGTAGTCAGGCCCACGCTTCACGTACACGGCACCACCGTTGCGGCCCTGCATGGGTGCGAGAGAGAAAGCAAGCTCCGCTGCGCGAAAGACTGGCTTCTTGACCTTGGCTGTTTCAAGCAGCGTCTTGATGCGTGACACGTCAACATCGCGGGTCAGTTCCTCGCGGCGCTCAGTTCTGCGCTGAACCTTGCTGATCATGTTCTCTGCCGCATCCCACTGGCGCTCAGACAGGTTGCCCTTGTTTGTGTACTGCACAAGCAGGGACATTGCGAAGCTGTTCCACTGGCGCATTTCGCCAAGCTTCAAAAGAATTTCTTCTTCTTCCATTACCATATTCTCCCAAGATTACGGATGAACGCATCACCATCGTGATGCTTTTCGACCAACTCAAACTCTTCACCCTTTGCCTGTAAGGCATTGAGGAAGAGGGCCATGTCGCAGTCCTCTTCGAGGTACAGTGTCGGTACAAACTTGTCAGTCACCTGACCGTAACTGAACTTGCTGACCTCACACAGTTGAAGCCCTGCGTTCTGCAGGTCACGTAGCGGCACTTCCAGCCAGCCATGACCCGCATCAATGTGATATGTATATTTGGTCACTTTTCTTCCTTTCCCCATATCAAAACTTTACCGATCACCTTGGACCGTATGTCTGTCCGACCAAGGATCTCAGTGACGAAATATTCTTCCAAGTCTTCGAAAGACTGGAACTCGTACCGCTCGTAGACTTTTCCCCGTGCGGTGATTTGATCAATCTTGATGTACATTTTGCACTCCATAAAAAGTTCAAATGAACTTTGCGCAGCAGCCCCGCGAGGGGCTACCAACCAAAACTCACCATGCGAACATGAAAAGAAACAGGCCAACGGTGAAGGCCGTGAAGGCGACCCCAGAGACAAAAGCCTCTAGGATCAACAGGAAGCGTTGGCGTTTGTTCATGACGCAATACCAAGCTCGTCGAGCATCGCCACAACGGCAGCATCGACAGTGTCGTTCTCGTTAGCCGCCTCAGCCTCAGCGGCCTTGGCAGCGGCAGTGTCACGGTACGCTTTCCGCGCAGCCATCAACTCCCGCATGACGTTTTGGAATTCGTCAAGCTCATCGTCATCAAGGCCATCCTTGAAGACATCGCCCTGCACTTGCTTGCCGTTCTCATCCTTCTTGGTAGAGAACTTGCCGACAACCTGTTCAGCCAAGCGTTGAGCTTTTGACTTGTCGCTCTCGCCCTTGACCGCTTTTGCAAGCTTGTTCTCGCTATCGATATCCATCGCAGCGAGGTCACGCACAATGGCGTCAGCGGTGTATTGGCTGGGGATGTCACCGATCTGGTCAGTGATCAGACGCACGGCACCGACAGAGTTTTCGACGTACCGCTTGACGGTAGCCTCTTTGAGGCCAGCCTCTTCAAGCAGCGCAGTGCGGAGCGTCTTGGAAACAGCGCGGGGCAGGTTGCCCTTGACCAGTTTGACGTGGGCGATGGTGGCGATTACCTCGCCGTAGGCCCCCATCTTCTGGGCGTTAGCAGCCTCGTTGTTGTCGCGGTTCTGGCCCTTGAGGTCAGCAATTGCTGCCTCAGCCTTGAAGACAACATTGATTGAGGCATCGGATACGGTAAAGTTTTTTGAAGCAGTCATCTGTTCATCCTTTTCTGGCTGACTGGTTTCGAGATAGGCATGAAGCCAAAGATGCAGCCCGTAGGCTGCACTGTTTGGGGTCATGCTGCATGGCCCAGCCAAGCATCATTGATGCATTCCTCATCAACAATGATTGAAGGCCCCATGTCTTTGAAAGCGTCCACAAACTTGCTGGACAACTGAACGTAGCCAACAGAGGCGCACATGAAGATCATGGGCTTAGGCGCATCGACAAAGATCAAATCACCCACGGACAGGCTGCTACCGCCACCGTGGCGACAAGCAATCTGATTTAGCTCAGTAGGGTAGGGCGCGTTCTCGAACACAAAAATCTTCTCAAGATTTTCTTTGATTTGTTCAGCGCCATTGTCACCTGCGTCCAGTTCGATCTCATAAGAGGTCTTGTGTCCATAGACCCTGTGTATCAGGCCATACAGGGCTGGAAGCTCAAGGGCTTTGGCGTCACGGCTGAACAAGCATTGCAGGTCAGCATACGCCCGTGATTGTGGGTGATCGTCCCAGCTACCCTGTGGGGCGTTGAGCATCGCACGGACATGGGGTGACATGCGCTTTTTCATAACATGATATTTCATGATTTTCTCCTCTTCATGATACCAACATCGCAGCCCCGTGGGGCTGCAAACTTGGGGTCATGCTGCTTGGGATGGGGGATAGTGCTTGCCAAGGCTGGCAACCTGACCAGCAACCATGCTGACGTGCATGATGTCATCAGGATCGAATTCACCGAAAGCGTTCTCGTTGTGAAGGAACTCATCGGTCTTGTAGATCCAGATATCACCAGCACAGTTATTGTACTGGTACACCCACTGATGCGCAGTGTTGGTGCTGGCGCGGATCAACAACTGAGATTCCCCACCGTCACCAACCAAGGTGATCAGGACTGACACGCCAAAGGGCGTGATTTGTTGAATTTTAGAACGTAGTTCTGCCATAATAGCCTCCGATTAAGAATTGCTGGGGTTTTCGATCATGTGGTCCATTACGTCCCACATGACATTCAAGCGGTTGCTGCCGATCTGAGCGGCATGCTTTGCGGCAAAGTTTTGAGCCATCTGGTAGTAGCTCTCAGCTTCGTAATCGCGGCCTTCAGACTTGCAGCGTGTATGCATGCGATAAGCAGCGGCGGCGTTTTTCAAGTGGATCATTGGAAACTCCTCTGAATGAAACCATGACAACGGCAACCGTAGCTGCCGCTCTCGTATTGTCTCACTCCAACCATCTTTGCGTTCTCTACCTGTCGCCGTGGCAAATCTGAAAGGACATCCCTTGTGGAAGGGGATGCTGTTCCAGCGGATCTAGTTCCGATACTGTGCATCAATGGTGCGCCCCGTTTGGTGGGAAGCCCGATCTTCATGGGGAAAGATGATTGTCGGCGTGTTGCCCGATCATCCGTCCGCTAGGACCGAAGCTCTCTCTACTGCCCGTGCGGGGCTTTATGTCTTGTCCGCTGAGAGGTGGCGGCGCGGTCCCAAGGACCTTGTCGGGGTTAGGGCGAGGGGGCAAAAGAGGCCGCGTCGGCCCGTCCGACACCCCTTTACCTAATGACCTGATGTTACCCTGTCAACCCCTATGTTACCTGATATTACCAGTGTGACACAGAAACACCAATAAAACATGACAAAAAAAGTTTGGGGGTGTATGCTGCAAATTAGTTCAATTGCACTTTTCTGGGGATCGCTTGGACCAGATCACAGTGCCAAATCAGGGGTGATTCGCTGGACCGAAAACCCCGAAAGCCAAGCGCAGCGTCGAGGACCAGATGAAACACAAGGACAAGCCAAAGCTCACAGTAGTGAGTAATACAGGTAAGAAGAGTACAGGCACTAGGAAGAAAAGTGCCACCAATACCAGAGGGCTTACAGACAAACAGGAAGCCTTCGCTCAGGCCATCTTTGAGGGGGCAAACTTTAGTGATGCGTATCGGAAGTCATATGATGCAGCAAACATGAGTAATGCAAGCATACACAATGAGGCTTGCCTGTTGGTCCAGAACCCCAAGGTGTCCATGAGATTAGAGCAGCTAAATGCTGAAAGAGAGCAGCAGCGGCGCATGCAGAGCCTCTCAAGAGGTGACTTTGTTTTGAAACAGCTAACAGATGAGGCACTGAACCCTGACAATTCTGATGGGGCGAGGGTCCGCGCACTGGAACTGCTTGGCAAGAGCGTGGCGCTGTTCACGGACAAGGTGGAGACGGAAGACAAGACAGAGCGTGACGCGGAAAGCATCAAGGCTGAACTGCAAGCCAAGCTGGATCGCCTGTTGGGATAAGTTCAATTGCACTTCTGCGCCCCGCATCGCAGTCAGTGCAGCGGCTCAGGGGTGGGCCTTCCGAATTCAGACGGAACGCGACACCCCACCCACCCCCATCCCCCCCTTGCTCGCTCGTCGCATGGACACGCGTATACATGATGTTCCACACAAACGATTACATACTGCTAGGAATCCTATACCCCCCCCTATAATTATATAGAAAAGTTCAAAGATTTAGAAAACAGAAACCTCTACCCACCATGACATATGCCTCTTTACCCTATTGACCCTATTGACTCTGTTGACATATCTAAAATTGGTCTATGCTTGCTGTATCGTCTACTGAAGTAAGCCACTAGCGTACTGTCTGAGCAAGCAATCTTTAT